TATATACCCTTCCATTGCATCAAGAATCACTGATGCATCAAGATCAGGTCTACGTGAAGAATAATATATCTGTATGTAAACAACGAGATCCCCTTCTAAAAGTTCCTCAAGTTGAGGGACTTGACTTTTGAATAAAACTAGGTAGTTCCTAGCCTTATCACTCTTAATAAACGCTGGTCTGTTACCAAACCTTACTAACTTTCTTGAGTTAGCCTTAGATGCTGGCTCCCCCAATATCGTGAATGTAACATTGTTATCTGTCATTGACAATAGAAACCTATATATGTTAAGTATTATTAATAGGGAGAATGAAATGAAATTAACGAACCATAATAATATAAATCCTGTCTTTGAGGAAGTCTACAACAAAGATAGTTATGATAGTGGTGAATGTGATATCAGTGTCACTCAAATGATAGACAGCCCACAGATTAGAATCTTAGGTGAAAAACATAAGGGTGACCTAACAAGAGATTTGAACTCTGTAATCCCGGCTATGCTAGGCACGATGATTCATGAGCAGCTTTCTGTTGTTGACCTTCCTTACCCTAATCTTAAAGAGCAAAGGTTCTTTATGGAGTTAGGTGGATGGATGGTGTCTGGTTGCCCGGACATTATCTCATTGATAAATGGAAGATATATCATAGGTGATTACAAGTTTACTGGTGAGTATGCTGTAAGGAACATTAAGTCTGACTGGGAGAAACAGTTAAATGTTTATGCTTACCTTACCAAGCACGGTAAGACATCTGATGGTAAAACATTTTCAGATATCACTAAAGGTTCTTGGGGAGATGTGCCATTTAAAACTGTAACTAAGCTTAACATTACAGCTATCATTAGGGATTGGAAGCAGCGTGAAGCAAACAGGAATAAAGAATACCCTCAGTCCTGGGTTGTAGATATTCCTATACGGCTTTGGCCTGAACCTGAACAAAGAGAATACATTAAAGAAAGAATATCTATTCATCAAGAAGCTCAACAAATGTTTGATGAGTTAAATATGACACCTCATTGTACTGAATCTGAAAGGTGGATGAGTGGTCATGTCTATGCAGTCATGAAGGCTGGAAAGAAACGTGCAGAAAAATTGTTTTCTGATCGTTATCAAGCGGAGCAATACTGCTCGAAAGTAAAAGGAGGTTATGTGGAAGATAGAGTACCTGAGTCCACTCGCTGTCAGAACTACTGTAGTGTGAGTGATTATTGTGAACAATGGTTTAGGAGAAAACAATGAGTTTGAATCCAGATAATGAAATACAAAATAGTATCCTTAATGTGTACAAGGATATTGCAAATTTAGAAGATAGAAATAAAGTTAATATAAAGGGAAAACTTTATACTACTGTAGCTACAAGGGTTGAGATTTTTAGAAGGCATATGGGAACCCTAGCCTCAATCACTACTAACATTGTATCTATTGATGATCACAAAGTTGTGGTGAAAGCTGAAATATCTGTCAATGACAAAGTGATATCATCGGATTACGCAGAAGAATACAGGGGAGATGGGTATATAAACAAGACCTCTGCTCTTGAGAACTGTTGTACCAGTGCTATAGGAAGAGCATTGGCTGCACTAGGTGTAATTGGTGGAGAGTATGCTACCTCTAATGAGGTTGATAATGCTATCAATAATAAAGCACCAGCTACAGTTAAGAAGGTAGCTAAGAATAAAGATTCTTCTACAGAAGAATTACTATCTGATGAAGATCAAAAGAAACTTGAGAAAGCTATCACTGATTTTACACCAGTGATTAGTGAGAGAAATAGAATCGTTAACAACGTAAAAGAACTGAACGATTACTTGATTGGGAAGAAAGAAAGTAGGGATGTTATTAAAAATCTAGACCCTCACACGTATGAGGTAATCTCAGAAAAAATAACAGCAATTAGAAAACAGTTTAAATCAGAACAAGGATCTTAGTATGGAAAAGAAATTTGACAACACAAATAAAGGGGTACTCTTTGCTAATAAATTTAGTGATGGAGACAATCCTAACAGGCCAAATCTTAGTGGCACTTTAGAATTAGGGGTTGATGTTCTTCATGATCTTAGTGAGAAGTATAAAAACAAAGAGCCTTTAGTTATAGATGTTTCTGCTTGGAAAAAAGCAGCAAAGAATAGTGGTCAGAATTATCTGTCTTTATCTATTAGAAAACATCAAGACAAACAATCTTTCCAAAAGAAAGAAGCCCCACAAGAATCATCTTTCGATGATGATATACCATTTTAGGAGAACATAATGGCTGGTATTAATAGAGTAGCGAAACTAAAACAAAACACTAAGAACTTTTCAGTTCTTATTAATCAAGATGATTACGATACGCTTTATGCTATGGGTCAAGAAACAGGCCATTCAATAGGGCATATGATTAGGGAGTCAGCTACAGCTAGATCAAGGGGAGAGACATACGAAAAAGGTATTAAGAAAGTATTAGATCTTGTGTCTTCATCCTCCCTCATAAAGGGAGATGATCTTCCTGATGGTCAGAAATATTCTGAATATGTGGCTGATCGTATAGCGAAACTAGTTAAAGTTAAATCTAGCATATAAAATAAAGTCCCTTTAGCGGCCTGGGGGAAACAGGGCGCACCGATTGGAGTTAGAACCCATGATTGAACTAAAAGAAAAGATAGAAGCACTGGCAAAAAAATCTACAGAAACAACCAAGCCGGGTGACGCTATGCATTTAGCACAGGCCGCCTTAAATTTGGCGCAAGCCTTTGCCACTATTAAGTCTGTAAAGGAATAGGCTTTACAAACCCCGGCCTTAGAGGGTCGGGGTTAATTCACAACACTACAACATATACCCTATTATAGTTCCTGAGATGAACCCTACTATAGTAAACCCGGCACAGACATACGGCATTTGATCTATTGCAAAAGATAAGTTGTTCCTTCTTTCGTTTGCCCATTTCTCTAGACGCTCGTCAATATCTGTCTTACTTAAAATCTGTTCTATTTTTTTCTTAACAGCCATTATATTTTTCCTGTTTATTTTTTAAAAAATTTCGCTGCACTTCTCACTCCGAAACTTGCAGCCACAATAACACCAAGGCTTGCAGTGTACCAGGTCGGAGCTTTATCTAAAGCTTCAAACCCTTTCATTACAATCTCAACCCCTCTCTCTCCTGTAAATGAGAGTATTAATGGTATCGACCAGAGTCCTAGTATCCATTCATCTTTCCAAGAATCTTTACTGGCTTCTGCCATCGTTTGATCCCAGTCTATCTCTCCTGTTGCCATCTTTGTCTTACGTTTTTCAATAGCAACCTTTAATTCACCTGCTGCTTTTGTTTGTTCTACCTTATTTTGTAGGTAGCTTGTTGCTATGCCACCGACTGCTGATACTATACTTCCAAAGATCATGTCCAAGACTCCTTCTTTCCACCATAGTAAGGTCTAGCGTGACCCTCTGTTATCAACACATCACACACATCACGCCCATCTTCTAATATAGGTCTGCCTAATATCCTACCAAACTTTCCTTTCCCATCTTTATATGTGTTCATAATAAATTTTTTTGGGAGGAGTTCTTTGGCCCTGGCTTTTGCAGCCAACCCCAAAGCTTTCTCTTCAAGGTTTCGAGTACGAGATTCGGGAGTATCAATACCATGAAACCTAATATACTGATTGTGAAGATATACACCGAAACCAAGGTCAATATCAACAACACTGGTATCAGCATCAACCACCCGTACAAGTTTGCAACGATAACTGTAAATGTTTTCATCCATATTAAATCCTATTGGGCTACACGACCAGAGACTGAGCGTACAAACTCTTGTACCCCTGCCACAATATGTAGTCTATTGCCTGTAGCTGCTGTTGCTTTTAAAATCTCTCCTGGCTGAAGGACTAGATCTCTTGTTAGTAATTCGACAGTGCCGTTAGCTCCTACTGCCGTTACTTTAAACAAACTAAACACATCAGATCCATTTGTTAGTGTGAGAGTAAGAGTGTCTGCGTTGCCAGAATCCTCAGACACAAGGATAGAATTGATAACAACAAAAGAAGCTGTGGCAGGTGCAGTGTACAATACAGTAACCCCTGTGCCTGTCAGATCTAGCTTTGCATTAATAACACGCTGTATATATTGAGGATAACTATCTATAAACATTAACCGAACCTATGCTTCTGAGACTTCGGAGGAGATTTCTTTCTTGCACTTGGACCACCCCAGAATACCTTGTTCGCCCAGTATGCTGCTGATGTCTTACCCTTCTTAATATTCTTTCCATGCCGGGCTTTGAAAGACTTCCTGGCTTCAGGACTGTAGTTATGTCCCATACCTTTAGCACCAAAGCGTATAACCTTAACCTTACTACCATCTCGTACAGCGACAACAGCCTTCTTACTCTTATGTGATGGTGTCATCTTAGGTTTGTTCAAACCTTTAAGACCTACCTTCTTTAGTCTATTCTTTTCTGAATCTGTTAAACTCATGCCCTATACTTCCTAGTTTTCTTGGCAATCTTCTTAGGTTGCTTAGAAACCTGCTTACCCTTCTTGGTATCTTTCTTTTTCTTCCTAGTCGTAGCAGCGTATTCAGCCTTGCTGAGAGACTTTATAGCCTTCTCAGGTAGGTAGCGTTCACCAGTAGCCTTCTTGCCCTGTGTGGAGGGTTTTCCAGACTTGGTTCTCCACTTCTGCTCAGTCCACTTATCAAGACTTTTTTGTGACTTTCTTTTTGCCACTTGGTTTTCCTTTTAAATTTTTCTGTACAGATAAAGAAAGCTCGTCTTTATGAAAGAGTCTCTTGCTGTTTGCTGTATGTGTTGCGCCTGAATGTAACTTTCCATTAGGCATTTTATGAAAACCACCCTTGTGTTCTTTACCATCTTTAAAGTAATGCGGTACACCTTTAGCCACGATATCCACCTCCTGCTTTCTTATATTGTTGTGCTAACATCTGGGCTTTACGAGCAGACCATTGCCCTGATTTGCCACCCTTAGTTCCTGATTTAATTTTACTAAACAATCTTTTTCTCATTGCAGGTTTAGTATAATTACCTGCCTCATTTACCTTACTCTTAGCTTTCTTTTTAACAGCCATTACTTCTTCCTATTAGAAGTGAAACCAAAGTATGCACCCACAACCCCACTCATTGCAAGGTATTGCGTCATAATAATACTCTCAGCTTCAGCCATTCGAGCAGGATAAATAAGAGTAGCTATAGTCGTTGCCAGCATAGCAAGTAATAAACACCAGCACATATATCTTCGATTAGACTGATAGACTTCTTTGTCAGGTATATTCTCATTCATTTAAAATACTCTAACTTTCCATCTAAGTTTATCTTATTGAGTTCATCTCTAATTCTTTTAGTTTGCTCTTCTATTATCTTCTCTTGATCAAGCAACTTTTCTTTTTGCTTCCTAGCTTGTTTTATTATTTTCTCAACATCAGACATTATAATTAATTATGCTCCTTGTGATGTAGCATATGCATTAAGCAGATCGTAAATTCTCTTTGCTGATGGTGCGTATACACCTCCAGACTCAGATCTTTCTAGCTGTCTTGTAGCTTCCTCCCTAATCTCTTGAGGAGGTTTGTTAATGTACTGTCTTATTAAAGCACTTTCAAATTCCCTAAATCTAGGACTGTCTGCAAAAGCACTATCTCCACCTTCAAAGGCTGCTGCTTCTTTTGTAAACTGCTGTGTTAAGTTTACATTATCATCTCCAAAAGACGCAAGATCTACAGTCCCGTCAGAAGCAGATGTGTTCACATCAGGTTCTCCTGTATCTGTAGTCTCTTCAGTTGTTTCTTCTTCAGCTTGAGCCGGGTCATAGCCTGTCAACTGAGTAACATCAAAACTTGATGGGAGTGACACCCCTCCTTCTGGGAAAAAAGCTGACATCTCTTGGCTGGTTGGCATATAATTATATGAACCATCCGGGTTTCGAACTAACCCCTCAACTCCGAAAAGACTACCACCCTTTACCGAAGCTATATCAGCTATTTCTTGTGCCGTCTTACCTGTATCTTGACCTCCTGTAGTAGCGGTACTTGACGTACCTGTAGGAGCATTATCAATGGAACCCAAGCCATAATCATAAGCCCCAGGTGATGTACTGTAGAGAGGAGGACTATTGTATCTCCTTGTATAATAATTAGGAACATTGGCAAACATAGAACTCGCAAATTGATTAGGCGCATTATTAAATTGATTGGACATACCACCAAGACCATACCCCATCATAGGGTTAGATTG